GCATAGGGCCCGTAAAGAATTCGAGTATTATTTAGAATTGAAGGGCTTTAAATATGAAGTCTGCGAGGGGTCATGGGAAGGCGAGCGAGAGCAATCTTACATGATCACTTTACGGGATGCTGGCATGGGTTTTACTAGCCTTAAACGTCTAGCCTTTGATCTATATGATCAGGATGCGGTATTGAGGGTATCGGCCTACGGTGGTGCTCGTTTATTCAATTCTGATAACACTAAGGTAGACATAGGCGAGTTTAAACAAGTCGATTCTATCCCCTCAGATCGCTGTTATACGCAATCTTTTAAGACGGGTAACATATACGCCACCGTTTAACCTTTAAACCTTATACGGGCCCATTTGGGCCCCTTTGGAGAGTATTAAAATGCATAATCTAGAACTAGGAACGTGCGCCACTGCGATAGTAGATGGCATTAATTATAGAGTAGAGTATCACGGTGATAATTTTGCCGTTTGCTGTTCTGATGGCTGTGGTCATAGATGGTATTCTGCACATAGGGCTATGACCCCTAGAGATGATATAGCCATTGCATTGTCTACTTATTTAGACAAGGAAATTAGACCCTGTAACATAAATTATATGTTTACTATGGTTAACTTAAACCCCTTTTATGGGCCTAAATAGGCCCCTTTGGAGAGTACAAAATGATTACAATTAAAAACATAGATTGTTATGGCGAGATGTCAGAATATGCGACCGTTAATATGGAAGGCGAATGGGCTGACGGTGAAGAGTTAAGCCAAATGTATTTAGGGTCACAGGGGTTTACTACTTGGACTCAATTAGTTAATCACGTTATTAAAGCAGGTGAAGAAGAGGGTTATACAATATCTGAAATGGAGAGTGACGAATGAAAACTTATACTACTTTTGAAATAGAAACCGAAGACCTACACCAAATTACTTGGTCTGGCAGTGTTATATTTTATGTCTATAAAAACGGCCATTTAACGGACACTTTTAACGACTTCCATATTGGTTGTCTGTTAGATGCTAGGGAAAGGGCATTGACCTATTTTTACGAAGAGGGGTTTATAGAAGACCCCTATGTCTATTCTTTTGAGGGGTTTAAAAAATGAAAACTACATACGATAAAATTACAGAAAATGTAAAATTAAACGGTGCTGATTTACTGATGACTAGTTCGTTTTGTGATGGGGTCATCTGGGTCGTTTTAGTCCACACCTACACTCGTAAATACGCCACTTGGGTTTATATTCGCGGTAGTAAAGTGGATTCAATCCCGAAGTATTTTGATGATTACAATGACGCGTTTGAGTCGTTTTGGGATCGGGGTAGAGTTATGAGCGGGCCCTCAGAGCCCCTAGAATCCCCTCCAGAGTGTATAAGCTTATGACCCTATAGGGTATTGACCCTAAACCATTTAAAGGGCCCTCAGAGGCATTCTAGGCCCTTTAAATGGGTTTATTAGATAGCATTGCAAGTCGCAGTGTCATGTAATAAACCGAAGTAAACTTAAAACTAAAGCAAGGAATAAAATAATGCGTTTAATTGAAAAACAAATGTGGACAGCAATAGAGTGCCAAGACCGTGTATGGTCTAAAGACAATACAGGGGTCGAGTATCGGGCCAATTATGATGAGGCTTTAATCTACCTGCATGGGCATCATATCGCCACTTATGACTATGAAACCCAGACCGCGAGGGCCAATGTAACGACCCTGCGTAAATGGCCCACTAGAACCACTATGAGCCGTCTAAGGGCCCTACGCATTAATGTATATACTAAGAAAAAATCAGTATATTTAAATGACTGGAAATTAAAAGGGGTGGTCGCAGGTTTAGTAACATGATAGAAACAATGGCATTACTCGCGCTTATTTTAAGTGTACCGATTGTCTGTTTTTCGGTCTGCGTTTGGGTCGTTAAAAGAACTCATAAATTAATTAAAAGGATCAAGTAAAATGGCTAAATATCAAAAAATAATAGACGTTTGGACGTTAACAAAAGAACAAAAGCAAGGTTTGCAGGCTGGACAGTGGATCACCGCAGGTAAAAACGGAACCCATGCTAATAAGGGTATATGGTGCGGTGTTTCGTCTGGAGGATCAGATGTGGCTCTCTGGCTAGGTAACATAGCGAGCCTAAAAGGGGCTAAACGATTAGAACGTATTCGATTTATGATGCAATATGCAAAAGGGTAAATTATGATTATAATTAGATTTTTTACAGGGGCGTTTATCGCTCTTGTTCTAGTTTCTTTGTTTACAGATAACGCCTATATTGCATTGACTTGCATGGTTTTAGGTGGCGTTATTGTAGATAAAATATTTAATAACAACAAAGGACAATAAAAAATGAAAACTGTATTTTTAATATCGTCTAGTGACGGGAAGACTGAAGTGGCTAGCAGTATTAAAGCCGCATACCGTTTGATGTATGATATTGTCGGGCCAGAGTACGCCCCTATTAAACAAAATGTTAAACAGGCTATTATCAATCACAATTTTTACCTATATGACGAAGGGCCTATTTTAGTCGGCATATACGCTAAAACATTACATACTCACAATCTAACAAAAAAAGAGGTATAAAAAATGAAACTATCAGACTATAAAGAATTGCTAACAAAACATGATTGGCACTATGAAAAAAGCAATGACCCTCTGCGTTTAGAGAGGGGTGAACGGTCATTAAGGCAAATTGTCAAATACCGTAATTTAACGCCTAAACACACTGAAACGTATATCAATTACAGGATACCCTCATAATGCCCTCTATAATGACCTTAGAAGCGTTTAACGAGTTAGCCGCTACCCTATCCATTACCTCTAAAAACGAAGTCTACATCGGCCTTAATGGAGGGCGAGGGCCTAGTCAGTATTATAAGCTAGACCCCTTAACGTCAAACTTAATTTATATAGAAGGGCCCATGCCTGAACTAGAAAAAGAGATGGCACAATATCAATTTAAAGAAGAGGTAAATACACTATGAAAAATCACAATTTAAACGACTATAGCGCAGGTGATGTAGTAAAATTAGAATACGGCAATAATCCCTATGGTATAATAGGGTCGATAAACAGGGACACGGGCCAAGTGCTAGTTAGATTTTCTAGTGGCCCTAAAGTCTATAAATTCACAAGCTTAGAAGTGGTGGTAAAAAATGCTTAAAATTAAACAATGGATTAAGACAATAGACCCTGAAGAGGTATTATTGTTCATTACGGGTGGCGTACTTTGGTTCGCTTTAATTACAGGGGTATTAATGGGGTGGTCGATATGAAAAAAACCATATTAAAAGACAGTGCGTTTAGACGCTTAATAAAGCCTTCTAATGAGGATTCATTTTACTGGTATATAGCAGGTCTGCTAGACTCCAAAGTCTACTCCACCACCGACTATATCGCCTTATGCCGCTATCAAAGCATAGGGTATAAGAAACGTATGAAATTAAGACAAGGCATGGGGTATTAAAATGGTCATAAAAAAAGAGGTTATTAAAGAATATTCATATCAGGCCCTAGACCTATTACGGGTCAGTTATTGGCGCACTGAACGTAAGTTAAAAGCATCACCTGAAGACAAGGCTATTGCAGATGAGTTACTACAAATAACCAAAGCTATTGATATGTCTTCAAAATTAGTGGATCAGATAGAACGCATACCAACTGAGAGGATAGAATAAAATGTTAAAATTTAAAATTGATCGTGAAACGGGCGATGTTATATTAGTTTCAGAGCAAGGTAAAATAGTAATAGATGAGCAGGAAAGGGATTACTTACTAGACCAGTTGAGGTACGCTAGACAGGACGAAACACAAGGCCAGAGTAGTGATATATACGAGACTAAAGAGGCTCTAAAGAGTAAATTAGCATTACATGAGCTATATCAGGATCAGGAATACTGGTCTAATAAATGGTACAATACAAATGCAAAATCCATGTATGAGTATGTAAATTTCCATACCGCAGATAAGGCTAGGGATGCTGCTATTAAGTCGGGCTTAGATTTAGACGACTTATTATTGTTCTAAACCATTAGAGGTAAATACACTATGAAATGCAAATCATGTGACAGGCTATTACTAGATGATGAGGATATTGAATTGTGCAGAAAATGTCTAAAACAAGACGCACAATTTTATGACGATGATGACAGTATTGATGAGGATGAAATGCTAGACGATACTATTGAAATAGAACTTTACACCGAAATTACAGAATCAGACTATTTATTAATGGAATGATATATGCTAAACTCAAAATAGTTCCTTAGCACTTAGGCACTCTTCAGTATTAAACTTTATTATAATCCTTAAATAATTATAAAGAAGTTTCACCGAAGAGCAGCTAGGGCCTATTGTATGGTAGATACCCATACGGTATAATAAATCATAGGTTTTCAGACCTATAAAACGTAATCTAAAAAAGAGTAATTAATTATGAGTCTATCAGTAACAGAAGGTTATATCGCATTTAGTCATGTCTTAACAGAAGACCAGTATCAGGGTCAGGACGTTGGATATAATGTTACATTGTGTATGGATGCAGAAGAGGCTGCTAAGTTATCGGCTTTAGACGTTATCATTAAAGACTATCAGGGTGTGGCACAACGAAAGTTTAAGTCTGGATATAGTATTGATGTCTTGGACGATAACGGTCAGGCTATGTCTATGACTGAAGAGTTACCGCGAGGTACTAAAGTAAGAGTGCAGTGGAAACATGGTAATATCCACCCTCAGCATGGATTAGCTACATACGCTAATCGAATTAAAGTGCTGGAGATGGGGACAGGTGATATTCCATTGGCATTTGACAACGCTGAAGAGACTACCGACTTCTAGCGTGAGGTAAATACACGATTTACGGTCGTGTGGAGTTACCCGACAAACATCCTGAGTAAGATGTAAAACTGCTTTTTTTTGTCTCTAAAGGAAAGTGAAAATGCAAACAATCATAACAACTAAAGAACAAATAAAACGGGCACAAGATATGTCTGAAGAGATGGGTGTCTTAAAGAACTCTATAACGCGAGGTAAGGGCAATGTAATCGGTTTTCTAGGAGAGGTGGTACTATCAGACCACTTAGGCTGGAAACAGGCTAATACCTACGATTACGACCTCATAATGCAAGACGGATCTACAGTGGATGTTAAGTCTAAACAATGCAGGTCTATTCCACAGCCTCATTATGAATGTTCAGTAAATGCAATCAACACAAAACAGAATTGTGACTATTACGCATTTACCCGTATAAAGAGTGACTTGTCAGTTCTATACTTTGCAGGGGTTATCCCTAAAGAGTTATATTACACATTGGCAGTTAAGAAGTTTAAAGATGATGTAGATCCATCAAACGGGTTTATGTTTAGAAGTGACTGCTACAACTTAGCATTGTCACAATTAGATGATTTAAAGGAGTAAGTAATTATGGTTAGTCAATACACGTTTGATTTAGAAGTCGAGTCATGGGAACTGAGAGTAGTTGTTTCTGTAAGTGGTGGCTATATTCCAGCTAGTATGGAAGAGCCAGCCGAGTGTCCTGAAGTAGAATGGTACATCGAAAAAGTATTGAGCATAGGGTCGTTTGATGATATTGACGATGATGATATTCTGACCGCAGTATGTAATGAACTAGATGATTTAAAGGGGTAACGTATGTTTATAGGTATGATGTTAATGAGTGCAATGTTCACGTTAGATAATCCTGAGTTTGTCAGTGCTGTTAAGGCTGACTTGGCAGCAGGTAAATCATGGACGTATGTAGGTTCACAGCCACCACCTGAAAATGGTGTAGCTATCCCAGTGTCTAGCCTAACGACAGGTGAAGACATCGTATTGTTTGTAACTAAGTAGAGGATAATAAAATGAATATATATGATTTAAGAGATGTAGTAATAGACGGTA